CTTCTAAACGCATAGTGGCGTTTATTACATGATGTTGGTGACCATGACTCTGCGGTAGTAAACGTTTGAGTCTTTTGTAAGGGCACCGGCGCCGTAAGAAGCACCTTCAGCAAACGGATTGGCAACAACGCCGTAGCGTGTCTTGAAGCCAATCTTTGGCTGGAATGTGCTCTCACCAACTGCACGAACCATCTGTAATGGAACGTATGGGCAGTAGAATAAGCCAGCATCAAATGCACTTGAACCCTTATAGCCTAAGGTGTAATAATTACCTGTGGTATATGGGTCGATGTACACTCTATAACGGCCATTGAGAACGCCGGCAAATGTATTGCCTGTGTCATCAACCTGTAGAGCGTTGCTATTTAGAGCAGGTGTGTAATCGAGAACACCGGCCATCTGAAGTGCTGAGGCAACGTCAGATGAGCAGATGAGGATGTTGCCCTTGCCGCGACGTGTGTCTTTGGCAATTGCGTTTGCATCGCGCTCGATCTGGAACAACAAGCCCTTGAACTTCTCAACTGACCAGCGGCCGTTTGAGTCTGTGTCAAGGTTGAATGTACCAGCTGATGTAACATCTGTCTGAGCGCCCTGCTTAGCAATCAAGTTGATTGTACGAACAATCTCACGATTGATTTCAGCAAGGATTTCAGATGAAAGGATGTTTGAAAGTTCTGTTTCAGCATCGAGACCATGGATTGCCTTAAGGTCCTGGGCAAGTTCCATTGTGTATTCGGCCTTGAGGGCGCGAGACTGAGCTGTGACAGAAACCTTCTCGATTGAGAAAGCCATTTCAGCAAATGCAGCATTTGAGGCATTACCGAGTGCTTCTGCCTGTGATGTGGACATACCACCGGCAAAGTTGTAAGCACCGTTAGCGGCGCCGTTAGCAGCAACTGGGGCTGTACCGACGTGCTTGAGGCCTAATGTATTTGCGCCAGAAACTACTGTTGAGAAAGCTGTGTTGGCTTCGTTGTAGAAAGCTTCTGTGGCTGAGTTGGCCTGTGTGCCATACTTGCTTCTCATTGCGAAGATAAGACCGGTGGGGCCAGACATTGGCTGAACACCGCACATATCATAAGCAACGAGGTTTGGCATTGCACGACGAACTAGTGAAATAAGAACTGGATCGTAGTTGCTAATGCCATCGCCGAAACCGGCTGTACCTGTGGCGTTAACTGGTGTGTGTGTACCAGCTTCGCCAAGTAGGCTTTGTGTAGAGTATGCACTGCCTTCGCGAAGGGCGACTTCAGTGTTCTCTAAGAGTTGTGCTGTAACGGCTCGACGATGAGCGTCTGCAATCTTTGGAAGACTACCGTGCTCAAGAATCGGCTGCCATTTCTGCACTAACGAGGAATTAAGGTTCATATTTGCTCTCCTTTTAGTACCTTATAAATTATTTATCTTTTGACAGTCCGTGAAATAGCGCTAGCATATCGTTCCATCAAAGGATCTAATGCAGCCTTTTCTTCTGCTTCATCGAGTGGCTCTTCGTCAACCTTCTGCTCAGTTACGACGCTCTTAGAAGCAAAATATGTTTCCTTGATGATGTCTAATTTCTTAGCAAAATCTTCAAGTGTTTCATATTCGATACCTTCAGCCATTGACTGAAGTTTGTCCTGTTGAGTAACTGTTAGTGATTCGCTGGCGTCAGCAATCATCTGTGTTCTCTTAAGGGCGTTAATTTCTTTTGTAAGTTCAAGCTTTTCATTTACTGCGGCATTGAGCTGCTCTTCTAATTCAGAAGACTTAGCATTTGCTGCAGCAACTAAATCAAGCTTTTCGTCATCAACGGCAATGTTATGCTCTTCAAAAAGACCCTTAAGGCCTTTAAGTAAGCTCTCTGCCATTTCAACTTTGATAGCTGATTCAATAGCTACTTCATTCTGCTTGACCCACTCTTCTGCAGCATATGTGACGTAGGTGTCAACTTTGCTTGTGAGTGACTGCTCAAGCTCTTCTGTAGCAGCGGCAAGCTTAGCTTCGTAATCTTCTTTAATCTTAGCAACTTCTTCAGCAACTTTAGCTGATACAGCAGCAGTAAAGACAGTCTCGGCTTTTTCCTTGAATTCTGCGGAAAGCTCTTCGCTACCAAAGATCTCTTCGATCTCTTCTTTCATACCTTTAGTATCGAGTTTAGGCATAGCCTTATCACCCTGATCTTTATCAGCTTTACGCTTATTGCTCTTGGTGGCAACAGGGCCTGGGACCTCTGCATTTACACCGAAGCTAGCTTTAAATTCGTCTAGCTGTTCGTTTTTATCTGTCATTGTAAGACTCCTGTGAAATCTACTTTCCTATGGATATTTATATATTTTTTATTTTAGCGAAGATAAAAATCTTTTAAAGAATTCTACTTTACGTTCCTGTAACTCTTTATTTGATTTAATACCAACTTCTTTAGTTTGTTCAACTACTTGTTTGGCAACCCAGCTATTTCTAGATGCGTCGAATATCCACTCTAAATCTTCCATTACACCTCTAACATAAGCTTCGGGAGCAGATGGATCAGCAACAATATCGGCAGCTGTAGCTAAAGTAAAATCGCTTTGTACTTCCATTATACCTTGTTTATTAGGCTTTAAAGTTCCTAAACCTCTTGAAGAAGCTCCAAGTTGAGCGCCCTCTTTCATTAAATTCTTAACTATATTACCATACGGTGTATCCATAATTTTGGCACGGCCAATATAATTATTCCCTTCTTTCTTTAAAGACGTAATTAAATGTGACACTCTTTCTAAATTAATTGTAGGTCCAGCCGGGTGACCAAGCTCACCGTATGCACGTTTCTTTTCAACGTTTTCTTTCATATAGCGTTCTACTTCTTTTTCTAGAACACTTACTGGGTATATTCTACCATTACGGTTTTCAATATTACCTTGCATGAATACGCCTTCTATGAAGTACTGCTTTTCTTCACCTTCTTTTCCTTCGGTGATTAATTTTACTTCTTCTGTAATTTCTGTCATTAACTTCATAGTAGCTTTTCCTTATAGATATGCAACTGATACTGCTTTTACTGTACCACCAGTAGCAGCTAATGTGTCGGTAGGTCTTTTTGCAACGTAAACAACAGATTCATCTGTACCAATATAACCTAAAGTAAATGTGGCAATAGTAGCAGCATTAGCATCCGCTACTGTAATAGTAGAGACTGTTGATGTGTTTGAATTAAGACATCTTACTAAAGTACCATTACTTACTGTGTTAGCAGCTGTAAGAGCTATTTCAGTAGAAAGAAATTTAGTAGGATTGGCCACTTACTCTTCCCTCATGCTAATTGCAAAGTCAACCATACGTAAAAAAAGACTCTTCGTCTCTCTGTAAAGAATCTACAAATGTCTTTTTATTTTCTGGGCTTAAATCTTCTAACACACTTACAATTGACTCTGCAGTTTCTGGATCTACTTCTATTTCGGTGCCGTCGTTTAATTTAACAAACTTTTCTTTTTTTGTAAGAGAAATTTTTGTTATATCTTCTACAACGTTTTCG